GATTCCGTATTCCATCCGCTCGATTGCGTCCTCTATCGCCTCCCATCGGTACCTCGGGTCATTTGTCCAGTCGAGTGCGAGGAAGTACGTGCCTGAGCAGCTCCACACAAACCCATCTGGTGCATCAACCCACGCCATTGTATCGTGGTCAGTTACCTCGGCCCCGTACTTTCGGGCGACCGCTCTCAGGGATGCTATTGTCTTGGCCATTTCCGTTCCTCCTAGTGGTGTGGTGCGCTCTCCGCCTGACATTTACAATATAGCATAATGCTTGATGGATGTCAAGGACTATCTGGTGGGTTTTTGAAAAAAAGATGAACCACTCATCCTTTCATGAGTTCGAGGTCCTGTTGCCCGAGCCAACCTGCATAGTCTGTCTGAAGGCATACTAGCACGAGATTCACTGTTGAGATACCTTGACCGGCCGCGCACATCGCGTTGAAACCCTCGTCCGTTCCGGACTCGATTCGGCGGAGCTTCTCGGATCCCCGAACCTCCATATACGTTGCGGGCCCCCACACGTCCTTCCCGTCACTCTTGAACTCCCCTACCTGGATCATGCCTTCCATTTTCCCTTCCTCCTAGTTAGTGAGGCCGCCGTTTCGCTCTCATTGCCTTCTCGATCGCGATCGTGAGTTGTGGGCATATTTCACGAATCCGCTCAGATTTCCATACCGGGTTCTGCTGGTGCGGCATCGTCCACACATTCAGGACGGTTGCCCGGTGGCAGATTTCCGAGAAGCACACGCGATAGTCCGGCCGGGCCCAGTCGATCGATTCGTTGCGGTGCTCCGTTCTGTATGCCCATTGCTCGTCGATCCACTCCACCAGTTGCTGTTCGAGGTCGGTTTTCACGATCGTTCCTCCTGTTATGAGTAGAGCGGGCTCGGGATCCGATACCCGTTTTCCTTGAGTTCCGCCCGAGTTATCGCACGGCCGGTCCAGTCACCGTCGTCTGAATCTGGATAGTTCTCCCACTCGAGTATCGCATATGACCATGTGTCCCGGTCGCGTTTGTTCGCGAATGGATCGTGCGTCACCGTTACCTCGATTATCTCCCCGTCCTGCTGCTCGATGTGCCAACGGGTTGTCCTTGTTCCGTCAGGTAGGGTGATGTTCGCCTCAACCGCGATCTGATCTGGATTAGCGATATGTTCTGTGACCTGTGGCATTTACGCCTCCTTTGGGGTTATCGTCATGTGATATCCGCCGAAATCTATGACGGCTCCGACGAACAGCGGGTTCTCAGTTACGGCCTTGGGGAGTAGGTTCTTGACATCGGCTTCAGAGACATCCGCCGTCGTTTTGATGATCGTTGCGCTCGGGTCCGTCAGGTCGTTTTCATACTGCACTATGAATCGTTTCGTCATTTTCCCAGCCTCCTATGTAGGGCCTGCCTGCGTCGATCCGCGAATGCTTCTTTGATTCCGTAGTAGATGCACATCCAGCAGGGGATGAGGATTCCGCTGATTCCGAGTAGGTCTTCCATGCTTACTGCCTCCGTGTGTTGGTGTGCTCTCCGTCTGACATATATAATATAGTCATATGCTTGATGGATGTCAAGCATTATCTGGTGGGTTTCTGAAAAAAGATTAAATCGACCTTGACCGTCCGCCTCCAATGGCGTATGTTGGGGGTAAGGACTCTCCGTTCCTTGTTGGTGTGCACAAAGGTTGCCCGCTGCCCTTCTCCGAGGGTGGCGGGTTTTTTTGTGGCCTATACCGTATATGTCCTTGACATCCGTCACGCATTGTGCTATACTTATATCAGAAAGGAGGCGACCTATGAACTACATCACCGTGAAAGACGCGGCGGAGTCCCGTCAATGTTCGACACAGGCGATCCATAACGCGATCAGTGCCGAGAAAATAGACGCGGTCAAATACAGTCCGCGTAACGTCCTCGTGCTAATCAACGCAAAGTGGCGTCGTTGGGCTCCGGACAGAGACAGACAGAACAGAGCAAGAGAGGCAGCAGCATGACGTTCTACTCGTGGGCTGAGCTATGCAAGGTGGATTTGGTCCTCGGAGCGGCCGTAATCGTCGGCTGGGGAATCATCGTCTATATAGGCGCTCGGTCCTGGTGCAACGCACACCAAACACGGAGAGACTCAGATGGCTAAGCCGAAAGTACAGTTTGACACGAACATCGCCAAGGTGCTCCTCTTCCCGTATGGCGACGCAAAAACGATCCCGCCCAAGGAACACGAGGGCCGGACACTCCCCGAGCAACACCTATACTCAGTGATCGATCAGGCAGACACTCAGGCCAAGAACCTTTACGCCTCGGCCTACCTGCACTCGCAACTCCAGAGGGCGGGGATGGACAAAGGGTTCAAGGGCGCGATCACCATCAAGGAGGATCCGGACGACCGTAAAAAGAGGATTTGGGAGGTCGTAGTCCTGACCGGCGGCGAGAAAGCAACGCAGGATCAGCAGCAGACACCCGAACAGCCCCCTCCCGAGGATGAGGGCCCGGCACCCGGACCATATGATGAACCGGCCACCAATGATACTGGAATCCCTCCTATGGCCGAGATCGGGGCGGTCTACCTGTCGTGCCTCAGAATCTCCGAGGCGTGCTGGGATAGCATAGGACGCCCCGAGGAAACGGCTGGAATACAGGCTGGGGCCGCAACAATGTTCATCCGAGCCTCACAACGGAACGTATCGGCCTCCCCCAAGATGCACATCGCATTCCGAGAGGTGATGAATGGACAGGCGGACCCTACGACTCGATAACGACGGGTACAGGATCCCCAAAGCGCCCGTCGACGGCGTTTACGGGGTCCTTGCACCGGATGGAATCACAGTCTACCACGTAGACCCGGAGGCCGGTTCGTGCACCTGCCCACACGGCAGGTACGGCCGGATAAAACGAGTCTGTAAACACATCCAAGTCCTATGGACGCTGCGGGAAATGTGCCCGTGGATAACCTGAACGGAGGTCTCACATGCTTGAAGATCAACCCGTCCTGTCTGTCGAATCCGCCTCGCCGGAAGAGACCGCTCTACAGCGTGCCCTCGACCTTCGGGATAACATCTATCACGCCCAAGATCAGGTTGGGCAAAACTACATATCAATCGGCCTCTACCTCATAAAGGCGGAGGCCGAGGGGATACACAAGAAGTTCGACTATCTCAATTTCCCGGCGTGGTGTGCGGCACCTCGGGACGCGGGCGGTCTACAGATGGGGGCCCGGTCCCGTCAACGATGCCAGCAGGTAGCAAGCCGTTTCCACGTAGAACTCGGCGTAGACCTCGATGTTCTCCTCGATATCGCTCAGCGGGCGAAAACGAATCTGCAAATACTGGTCCCTAAGGTGAACATGATGAATCGAGACTTGGTGATCTCAGACGCCAAATCCCTGTCACCGTCAGATATCAAGGTCCGAATCAAGGAGGGGATATACGACGGGATCAAACCTGCCCCTCTGGAGGCCACAGAGGAGCCTGACAGGATGAACGATCGATCCCCGGCCTATCACCTCGCATCTAAAGAGGACATCATACAGGAGATATCGGATTTGTATGGAGACCTTTCTAGGCCGAGGGATGAAGTCCGGGATGACCTCGCGGAGATTCAGGAGTGTGCAGCAGACCTCCATACCGAGATCAAGAACGACGCAGACCGGGCCGCTAACCTAGTGCACCCTAACCCGGACCCACCTCTGACAGAGGCCGAAATAAAAACCCTTGACATCCATCAAGCAGAGCCGTAAACTATAGGCGAGAACAGGGAGCACACCACGACGGCGGAGACATAACAATGGCTAGATTCAATCCCTGGATGCGATTTTTCGGGTGCATCGTCCCTAACTGGCTGGCTATGCGGACTGAGATATCTTTCGGATCCAAGCTGATCTATGGACGACTCGCTCAGTATGCGGGCAAGAACGGGGTCGCCAATCCATCCTACGATACGTTGGCGGATGAGCTGGGATGTTCGAGGCGGCAGGCGATGCGTCTGGTCGAGGAGCTTTCCAAGGCGAGGCTTCTTGAGATCGAGCCTATACGTCTCCAGGGAGTGCCAAGGTCTAACAGGTACCATTTCATCGAGCATCCGTGGATGACTGAAGGTGGTGACAGGATGTCACCATATAGTGACGAATCTGACACTACCCATGGTGACAAATCTGACCAAGAGGTGGTGACAAATCTGTCACCCGAAGTAGATTCTAGAATAGATTCAGATCAATTAGAATCAACACCGGAAAAGGAGGTGGAGATCACAGAGGGCATGGCCGATCCAAATGCACCATTCAAGATCGACCTACAACCAGCATTCGAGCACTCCGGGGGGGATGTAGAAATCTCGGGAGGAGACGCTCCGGAGACGTTGGCAGACCGGCAGGGAGAACCGGTCACCGAACCTCCGTCCCCCTCGGAACGTGCTCACGCCCTGATGGTTAGAATCGCCAAGGAGGTCGCCCCGCCTATGCTGCCGGTCTCAAAAAATGTCGCGAGTCAGGTAGACAGGGCCCTCGCCAAAGCGCCGTCAGATATCACGGATGACGACATAATGGACGGTATCACCGAGGCACTCGATGGGATCCGGAGTTCCCCTCGATGGAACTACATCCTCGGCACGGCGAACTCGCCGGGGGTCGTTGGAAATGCTATGCGGAGGTGGAATCAGCAGCAGGAGAAAGTCGAGAAGGAGCGGGAGCAGAAGGTCCGCAAAGTCAAGGAGACCTACACACCTAGCCAGATCGCTCAACGCAAAGCGATTCAGGAGTCACACCGAAAGGGGTTATTCGGATGATGATTAAAGCAGGAGCGGAGCTCAAGGGGCTATACGACGAGTTCGGGATCAATCTCATCATCGTCAAGCTGATCGCCAAGAGGAAGAATCAGACATTCGATCAGGCATACAAAGACGCCCGGACATTCCAGCAGCAGTATCCAAACCCGGATTGGCGGGGCGAGGACCTCCCGAACGAGATGCCGGACGCCAACTACCGGGGGCCGTCTAAAGAGGTCCCGCCGATGCTACCGGCAGATGATACGCCACCAGTGGCGCAAGAACCTATCAAGCCGAGCCCACCGGCCGAGAGGTACGGAACTCCGAAAGGATCGGCCTTTTGAAAAAGCGGATCACATCGGCGGAGCGGCGTTGGATCGTCCGGGTAATACGCCTCGGTCAACAGATCGGGTGTGTGGCCTGTGGGTCCACCGAGAAGATACGCGCTCACCATTGCGGGACCGCGATGGGCCTCGCTAAGGACCATTCGGCCGTGATCCCGGTGTGCCTAGATCACCATATCGACGAACCCGGAGGATGCACATTGAGTCGCAGGGAGTGGGAAGAGGCATACGGAACGGAGGAATCTCACATCAATGCAGTCCGGAGGAATCTCACATAATGGCATCACGAGAGGAGCACATCGCGGCGACGGCGCAACTGATCAAAGACCACGACAGACTTCAGGAGGACATCGACAAGAACGGGGAGCACATGGCACAAATGGAGGCGGGCGTTGTCCTGTCCTGCCGCGTGCTCAGGTTCGAGAAGATCGGCGACCTCGCCTATAAACTCGACATCCTGGACCACGCAACAAGGAGAGTAGGGGCCCATGAGAACACCCAATGAGATACATCATATCGCAGAAATGCGGGCATTGATGCATGTCGGGCACTCCTCCTCGCGGCCTTTGTCGGTCGACTATGAACTGATTGGCGTCGTCGGGGAGGTGGCGTTCCAGCGGGAGTTCGAGGTCCTCGGGTTCATGATGGATGAGGAGAACCGACCTGGAGGAGACAAGGGCATTGATTTCGAGTCTCACTCTGGCACGATCGACGTAAAGACGGCACGCAAGCCGCATTTCCTGTTCGTGGAGGAGGGCAAGGCGGTTACGGACATATATGTTCTGGCGAAGTACCACGAGGGCCTGCTGGATGCAACGCTCATTGGTTGGTGCTACCGGGAGGAGATCGCGGGGCAGCCCGTCAAATGCTTCGGAGGACACCGTATCCGAAACCACTACCTTCCCGCCGATAAGCTCCGGCCGATCGTGGAGCTCAAGGAGTTGATAGTGTTCGACCTGCCGGGGCCGGTCGAATCGGAAATACTTGACAGAAGGAAACCAACGACGTATGATAGCAGGACGGGAGAACCAAGCAATGGCTGAGGTGAAAGCAGCACTCACAGACGCGGCGGCGGCCTTCGACTTCGTGGCCGAGAGATACGACGACAAGTGGGATACCGCGCCCGGACGTGCGGACGAGTTATATATCAGGCATCAACTCCGAGATATCCTTGAGACCGACAAAAAGATTCTGGACGCTGGATGCGGCACGGGTCTCTTGCTGGACCTCGTAGACATCCCTTCTGACAGGTACGTTGGTGTGGATGTCTCCGTCGGAATGCTTGAGCGGGGGGCCGAGAAGCACCCGAGCCATGACATGTTTTTTGGAGACATCACGAGCCCGCACGACATAGGATCCGGGTTTGGGGCTTATATCTCTCTGTTTGGGGTGTGGAGCTATGTGAATCTTGTCGAGGCGATCAAGGGCATGTGCGCGGCCCTCGTGCATAAAGGCAGGTTCTTTGTGATGTTGTACTCGCCGAGACACCCGGACTGTTTACCGTGTTTTGGGGTTGAGGTCCCTGTTGCTCGGTGGACATCCGAGGAACTGTCCTCAGCGTTCAGGTCGTTCGATATCGAGGACTTTACAATCCGGGGGTTTTGTGCCGGAGGACCTCGTGAGGGGTGGCCCACAAGCGTTTATCTGTCAAGACACTATGTCGAGGCACCGTTTCTCTATATGTGGCCGGACTTCGGACATTATCTGATCATCGAGGGGGCGATATAATGGCGCGTAAGGTCCTGTCAGAGAATGTCTTTGAAATGGCCGTTCGGAGGATGACTGAATTATACGAGGGAGGGCACCGCGTCGTCGTGTCTTTCTCGGGCGGAAAGGACTCGGGGGTCTGTCTGGAGGTCGCAATCATCGCGGCACACAAAACGGGATGCCTTCCGGTCGAGGTCATTATGCGGGATGAGGAGGTGATGTTTCCGGGCACATTCGAATACTCGGAAAGGGTGGCCGCTCGGGATGATGTCAAGTTCCACTGGCTGGTTGCCGGGCAACCCGTGACCAACGTCTACGACCGCGAGTCACCCTACTTTTGGGTATTCGATGACCGGCTTAGTCCGGATGAGTGGATGAGGACCCCTCCGGACTGGGCGACAAGGATACCGGAACAGAATATTACCGGGACGTGCACGCTCGACAGATTCCCTCCTCCAGAAGGCAAAAAGCTATACTGCGTTATGGGGCTGAGGGCCTCGGAAAGTATGGCCCGCCTGATGGGACTCCACATGAGCAAGTCGCACATTGCCAAGCACCCGATGAAAACGGGGGCCTACACTGTCCGGCCGATATACGATTGGTCAGACGGCGACGTCTGGAAAGCTCATTTCGATCTAGGGTGGGACTACAACAAGGCTTACGACGATATGAACCGCCTCGGGATCCCACGGTCACAACTCAGGATCGCCCCTCCGACGCTCAACGCCCACGGAGTCGAATCATTGGCACTGGCGTCACAGGCATGGCCGGAGTGGTTCGATCGCCTCGGTATACGCCTCCGAGGTGTGCGACAGGCCGGATTGTTTGGTAAACAGGTGGTAATGCCTCACCGTCGGCACAACGAGACGTGGGAGGAGTGCTATAATCGGGAGTGCATACAGGAGGCTCCGAAGTGGATCGCGGACAGATCGATTGAGCTCAGGGACAAAATGACATTCCGGCACGCCAAGCACGCGACGACCTCCCTCCCCGAGATAAAGGCTTGTCAGTCCTGCGAAAGGGCCATTGGATCCTGGCGGACACTGGCGAGGATAATGTATTGCGGCGACCCGATGAGCCTCCGGCAAGGGTCGTTGAAGTATATAGAACCGGAGTTTTTTAGGGAAGGCGCCGGAGTTTGGGGCGGGGATCCGGCCTTTTCATGACATCCATTGCGTCGTGTAAGTTCGATGATATTAAGCACTTCGACGGCCGGGCCCCCCGTAATCAGTCTCACATATACGAGGGCAAAACTCCGATAGATTGGCATTGTATCGAGGTCGACGGCGAGATCGTCGGTTGTATCGGCCTGTTGTATGTTGGCAAGGAGGCCCGCATCCGGGGGTGGTTCGTGGACAAGCCTTATCGAGGACGTGGTCTCGGTGGAGAATTGCTCAGGTATGCGGCGGAAACGGCGCTATTATGCGGAGCCGAGCGCGTCGAAATAAAAACGGCACAAAAAGAGATCGCCTTACACTGTGGTTGGGAGAGTACCGGAAAGGAGTACCCGTCTTTCGGAGGGGCTAAGTTCATCAAGAGGGGATGATAAACATATGTGGAGATACGGAGACGCGGGCGACAAATACCCGGTAGAACCGGGGCAGGTTTGGGTAGTAGACGCCCCGCCACTGGATACGGTTCACACAAGCCGGTTCCTATGTGCGGACCTGGAGCACGACGGGAAGACAATCAACGACTTCCTGCTCGGGTATGGAAGTCACGGGATGCCGTTTATAAGATGCTCGTATACCGATCTTCCATACAATCAGGGCCTCGCGCAAGGATTCAGAACTAAGGCCGGGCTGAAAAACAAGGCGGATTTCGAGGCACTCACGGAGAAGGTTATCGACTACGCCTCGTTACACGTTGCAGGATGCTCGTTTTTTGAGGTAGGCAGGGAGCACGCGGACAGGATCGCCAATCTGTGTTACGAGAATGATGCGGAGGACGTTAAGACGTGGGGAATAACCTACCACAAGACCGCCCCGGCCGCCTTGATCGGTGCTTCATGGCAGGATGATAAGTGGGGCCGTTGCATCACAGAAGAATCTCCCGAAGGGATGGACGATATGCACACGCCCTCGTGGGCGATCTCTTGCCACACGAACGAAGGCGAGTATGTTTTGGACCTCTGCATGGGCCGTGGACTGACGGCGACATCCGCCCGGAAACTCGATCGGCACGTTGTAGGGGTAGAGCTTCACCCGCGACGCCTCGCCGTGACCCTGGATAAAGTCTCTAAGCTCGATAGGTCCCGACCGTTCAAGGAGATAGCTGAGTGAACCTCTCGATCTCGATAATGGCGTCACCGTCCAGAATGTGGCACGTAGAAAAGATGTTGGAGCGACTGTCTCCGTACGAACCCCGTGTTTTGGTCGACAGGTATCACGAGGGATGTTGGGCGACCGCGAAACGGGCATGGGCGGCCTTCGATCGGGCGGCCGATCAACATCTTGTCCTACAGGACGACGTATACACCTGTCCGAATTTCAAGGCGGGATGTGAGGCGGCACTATCCGCCCTCCCGGATCCGAGGCCCGTTAGCTTCTACGCGAACCGTAAGGTGATCGAGGAGGCCCGCTCCGCCGGAAGCGCTTGGGCCCTGATCGACGGCGGGACGTGGGGTCAGGCGATGTCGTTGCCTACGCACCTGATACCCGAGTTCTTTGAATGGGAGCGGGAGCGGGTGAAACCAGAGTTCCAGCATGACGACTCACGAACGGCGATGTTTTGTGTAGAGCGGGAATTGATGGTGCATTGCACCGTGCCGTCACTGGTCGAGCACGTAGGACATGCTCATAGTTTGTTTGGACACAGTGCGCCGGTAAAGCGGGTCGCCCGTTGGTATATCGGCGAGGCAGACCCGACCGAAATCAATTGGACCGCCGGACTCCATAATCCTCCCCGAGACAAATCGTCTACCGTCCTTTCGAGGTACGGCCACTTCCTAAAGGAGAGACCAGATCATGCCGCCTAAGGGTAGAAAAACCATCGAGAAAAAGAACGAGCAGTTAGAGGAGCTAGTTGTTGAGTATGTAGCCGCTCCGACTCTCTCCCCGAACACATACAACCCTAACCGGCAGTCGGACAGGGATTTCGAGCTATTGATACGCTCGATGGAGGAGGACGGATTCACTCAGCCGATTATAGTACACAAAGAATCCGGGGAGATCGTTGATGGAGAGCATAGGTGGACCGGCGCGACCGTTCTGAACTATCTGACCAAGCAGGGTATCCCCAGAACCACAGAAAACCTGATCGACGCAAGGGACCGGCGGCTAGAAATACTCGATCCTGATCTCAAGATCCCTGTCGTTTACGTCTCGATGACGGACGAGCAGCGGATGATTTCGACGCTCCGGCATAACCGGGCCCGAGGGACGGAGGATATCCAGTTGACGGCCGGGGTCGCCCGCGACCTTGAGCGCCTCGGAGCCAAGGCGTGGGCTCAGGATTCGCTCATGATGGACGACGTGGAGATGGATAAACTCCTTGAGGACGT